TCTGACTTGCACCCATCCGTATGGAAACCGTTCCGCGATGCCCTGCCAGAGGCGACGTTCTACGACTACACCAAGGTGCCAGGTCTGGTTGCGCGTGATTCAAACCATCATCTGACGCATTCGAGCTCCGGCATATCAACGAAAGCGGTACACAATCCGAATGCTAATTGGCTCGGACCAAACGGCATGCGCGCGCGATTAGATGCCGGCGACAATGTTGCCGTACCGTTCAGTCAGAAGAATGTTAAGCCAGAGTGGATCCACGACGAAGAAACCGGTCGTCGGTACAAGGTTGTCGATGGCGATACGCATGACTTTAGACCGCATGACAAGACGCCAGATGGCGAGCAAGGCGTGATCATCGGCCTGGGCAAAAAGAACCAGGGTGTGTCTGCCGAATTAGCGCCGCGCAACTCGAAAGGCTTCTACTGGGATTACAACCCAAAGAAGCATGGCGACACCGTCTCTGTTCCTGATCAGAACCAGTTTGCGAAGGGTGGACGCGTTAAGCCGCGCGTCGATGAAGCTACATTCATGGAACAATTCCACAACCACGATCACTTTGTCGATACCGGCAAGAAAGAGATCGAGGATTGGTGGACGTTACCAGTAACAAAAGGATCTGCGCGCAAGCGTTGATAGCGGGACGCCGCTTTAATCTCTGGAGAAGTACGATGTCGTTAATTACAGGAAAACAATCCCAGGAGAATGCGAGAGCAAAAGCTGCGCGTCTTACTGGCGGATCGAATTCGCAAAAGCCTTTCTATGGAGCTGGCGTATTTGATGCAGATAAGAAAACCGGCAAACAGCCAACAACGAAGCCTAAATTCAATGTTGGCGGCAAGGTCGAAGGCAAGGCTGCCGAAGCGCGCGCCGATCGCGTTGCACGCAAAGCTGGCGGCCGTATTAAAGCGAAGACAACAATCAATGGGCTGACATCTGAGAAGACTTCAAAGATCGCCACAAAGGTTGGCTCGCCAAAAAGCATGTCTTTACAGAAAGGCGCTGATGACGCGTTGAAGGTCTCTGCCGTCAAGAAAGCATTGACGCCGAAGAAAGACGTTAAGCCGATGAAGGCTGCGCCAGAGACAAAGCCTGTGGACGTCAAGGATCCAGAGTTCGACGATAAAGCAATTGCCGATACGATGGCGTCTGATGAAGACACAAACGACAGCGGTGAAGCGTTGAAGCGCGGCGGTCGCGCCAAGCGTGCTTGCGGCGGTACGATGAATGACGGCCCAGACAAAGAGAACGACAATGACGCTGACGATAAGATGAATCGTGGCGGTCGTGCAAAACGCGCATTCGGCGGTACGCTCAATGGCGATCATAAAGGCAAAGGAAAAAAGAGTGGCAAGACGAATATCAATATCGTCATTGCTGCGCCTCAAGGCGGACAAGACGCGGCTGCGCAAGCACCGCAATCTGCTCCCCCTCGCGCTGTTCCACCGCCAATGATGCCACCGCCAGGCGCAGGTGCTCCTCCAATGCCGCCTCCAGGTGGAATGCCAATGCCTCCAGGCGCAGGCGCTCCTCCTCCAATGCGCAAGGCTGGCGGACGGGTAATGGCTGGCGCTGGTTCTGGACTTGGTCGCTTGCAGAAAGCGCGTGCAATCTAAGAGTAGTCTCTCGCGTTAAGGGCGGACATCTGGCGAGAGCTGGAGCGGATCGGAGCAGGGGGTTCTGATCCGCTCTTTCCACAAGCAGGGATTCATATGGGAAGCTTTACGAGATTTGACGTCTACGAGAACGAGCTGCGCGTTCTTCTTGCAGATGAGCTAGACCGCCTGAAAGACGAGATGGCCACAGGTCTGTTGAAATCTTTTGAAGATTATCGGCACGTTACTGGAAAAATCGTTGGATTGCGCACAGCCTTGGAGCTGATGGATGAGGCAGCTCACATCACGAACAAGAAGATTGGCGCGTAAACGAGTATCCTAACCAGTAGTGGACAATGGCGTATGTAAAGATCGAGCACGAGGTCGATCCAAAAGAAAAACTATTAGCAGACATTGGAGATCTATCAGGCATACAGGTCTTCAACAATAACGTCCTGGTTGCTGTGTATCAGCGCCCGACGACGATGACGCTTGGCGGCAAGAAATTTCACCTCTCTGACAAGACGGTCGATGAAGATCGTTATCAGAGCAAGGTCGGGCTTATCGTAAAGCTCGGTTCAAGCGCATTCCACGATGAAGATGGAACATGGTTCCAGGGCATCGAAGTCAAACTGCACGATTGGGTCGTACTGCCACCGGCTGCCGCAACGAGCATGCTGGTGAACGGCGTTCTCTGTCGTCTTGTCGCAGATACGTCGATCAAAATGCTGATCAACGACTGTGACACGGTTTACTGATGGAGGGCGCTATGGCTGACGAAAAGAATGCTGACGCTGATCCAAAGGCAGAAGCTGAAGACAACATCGACGATCAAGTAACCGACTCTGTCTCGCAAGAAGATGACGGGATTGATCCTGAAGACGGCATCGAAGAGCTAAAACGCAGTCTCGCAGAGCAAAAGCGCCAGGTAGAAGAGGCGCAGCGTTTGCGTGCAGAGGCAGAACAGCGTGCGTATCAAGCGCAGATAGAGGCGCAGCGCAGCTCGCAAGAGGCCAAGAACGCCAACTACAACCAGATTGTTGGCACGATCAATCAGCTTAGTGAACGTGAGAAGTCTCTCATGGCTGCCTGGGCTGAAGCCAAGAGCATGGGCGATTACCAGAAAGAAGCAGAGATCCAGAAAGAAATGCTGGTCACTGCGAATTACCTGGAGCGTCTCAACAAAGGCAAGGATGCGCTAGAGAACGAGATGAAGCGTCCGGTCCAACCGGTTGCTCCTCCAATTGCTGACCCAATCGAAGATGCTGCATCGAGGATGTCGCCATCGTCGGCTGCGTGGATTCGTGCGCATCGCGACTTCCTATCAACGGGTCGCAATGACTTGCTTGTGAAAGCGGCGCATACCAAGTCGCAAGCACTCGGCATCACTGTCGATACGCCTGATTACTTTGCCTTCATCGAAGAAGAGGTCGGGTTGCGTGGCGCACCGCGTCGCAGCGCAAAACGTGACGACGATTACGAGGACGATGATGGACCAATGTCGAGCGCATCGGCTCCCCAGGCGCGTCGATCTGTATCCCCGCCATCTGCGCCTGTTTCCAGGGGCGGTCAGCGTAGAGGTACGATCACGCTGTCGGCAGAGGAGCGTGAGATCGCAAAGATATCCGGCCTCACTGATGAGCAATATTACGCGAACAAAATGCGCGACAAGAAAAGGGCGAGCTAATGAGCGAAGAAGACAAGATCAAGGTGGTGCTCAAGCGCCGTCACGAAAGCGATGAAAACGTCGCGCCAAAACAAGCGGGGCCAGCGCGTCCGCCATTGCGCGAAGAAGATTCGCTTGCATCGGCTAAACGACGCGCGCAAGAGCTCCGCGATCATGGGCTAAAGTTCCATGCAAGCGAAGACGAATTCGACGTCTCTCATATTGAGAAGCCAGGCTGGAAATATCAGTGGTGTACCTGGTCCGTCTATGAACAGCGCCAGGTAACAAACATGATGTCCGTTGAGGCGCGTGGGTGGCAGCCTGTACCGCTCGAAGAGCATCCAGAAATGATGCCACGCGATTACGATGGCGAGGCCATTATGCTGAAAGGCTCGATCCTCATGCGCATTCCGCGCGAGATCTACGACGAGTACACCCAGGCAGAGCTGAAAGCCGCTCGTGATCAGGTACGCTGGAAAGAGCAAGCAATTGCCGGTACGCCTGATGGCACATTGCCGCGCGACCATGCGCAAGCGAAGCCACGAATTAAGAAGGGTTATGCGCCGATACCGATTCCAGATTGATATCGGATTCGACATGAAGGGCGGCATCGTTGCCGCTCTTTACAGCTCGGTGGACTAATAATAATTTTCAACGAGCTAAATGCTGTCGCGCCTCCCCGCTGTGAGGCGTTAAACCCAGAGCTGCACTGTCGGCTCTATCATTAGGCTACAGGATTCGCCCCGCTGTGTGATGACTGAGTCTTCCGTAATAGGGAGAATCCGTCATGGCGAACTTGAATACGCCGTTTGGGTTCCTACAATATCGCGGCACCGGTTCGTCACCGACTTATGAGCAAGTCGTTGCGCGCATTGCTGCAAACAATACAACTCCAATCTTCTACGGCGACGTCGTTGACTTCGTGACGCCTGCTAATGGCTACATTAAGCAAGGCACGCCAGGCACAGACACGATCGCTGGCATCTTCATTGGCTGCAAATATCTTTCTGTCAGCCAGAAGCACACTGTTTGGTCCCGCTATTGGCCGGGCTCTGACGCTAACGGCGATGTTGAGGCTTACCTCATCAACGATCCGAATGCGCAGTTCCTCGTACAGGCTGGCGCGACAGCAATTGACGCTTCGAAGATCGGTCAGAACATCCAGTTCAATGCTGGCGTTGGCAACGTGAACACCGGTACGTCCGGCGCTTATGTTGAGAACGTAGGTTCGGCTGCGACTCTTCCTTTCCGCATCGTTGCTCTCGACACGTTCCCACCCGGAGCGCCTGGCACCGATCCGACGACACCGTACAACCGCGTGATCGTCGCCTTCAACAACGTCATCACGCGCAATAACGGCGCTGTGACCGGCATCGCGTAAGGGGAGAATGAAACATGTCAATTAATCTCTCGCAGATTAAAGACCTGCTCCTTCCTGGCCTTCGCGGCATTGAAGGAAAGTACGAGCAGATCCCAAGTCAGTACGACAAGATCTTCACCAAGCATGACTCGAAAATGGCTGTCGAGCGTACCGCTGAAATGCGTTACCTCGGTCTCGCTCAGTTGAAAAACGAAGGCGGTCAGACAGCGTTCGACAATGCGTCAGGTGAGCGTTTCGTATATAATCAAGAGCATACGGAACTGGCTTTGGGCTACAGTATAACGCGCAAGGCTGTGGACGATAACCTCTACAAGAGTCAGTTCGCTCCATCCAACCTGGGCCTGATGGAATCTTTCGCGCAAACGAAAGAGATCTATGGCGCAAACTTGCTCAACACTGCAACGGTTTATAACCCAGCGGTTGGCGGTGACGGCCAGGCTCTTTGCTCGTTCAACCATCCGATCGACGGTGGCGTTGTTGCTAACCGTCCTGCAACGGACGTTCAGCTCAACGAAGCAACATTGCTTAACGCAATGATCGGCATCCGTACGGGCTTCCGTGATCAGGCTGGCCTGAAGGTGTTTGCGCGCGGTCGTCGCTTGATCGTTCCACCTGCACTTGAGCCAACTGCTATTCGTCTTTTGAAGACGCAATTGCGCCCAGGCACAGCGGACAACGACGTCAACGCGATCGTCGAGACCGCAGGTGGTTTGCCAGAAGGATTCATGACGGCAGACTTCCTAACGTCACCATCAGCTTGGTTCTTGCTCACCAACATCGACGGCCTGTCGTACATGGAGCGCGTAAAGTTCGAAACTGACATGAGTGTCGATTTCGTCTCAGATAATCTCTTAGTGAAGGGATATGAGCGGTATTCGTTCGGGTATTACAATTTTCGTAGTATCTGGGGATCTTTCCCTGTCTAAGAAACACGGCGGGAGCCTCTGATTTCATGCTCCCGTCTTCAATATTCCCGGGATTTAGCCGCACAGACAGTCCGGGCTGACGCTGTGCAGACTGCGCGGCCAACCCTCGCACAGGAGGTTTATAATGCCTAGAACCCACTTCTCTGGCCCGATCACGGCAGGAAGCATCCGTGATACGTCAGGCGTAACAGTCGGTGTAGATGTATCAAATCGCGGTTATGCTACGCTTACGCAAGTCGCCAAGATCACTGAAACTGGCGTTGCTCAAGCAATCAACATTGTCATTCCAGCAAACAGCACAATCGTCGCCATCAGTTCTTATGCTGAGACTGACTTTGCATCTCAGTTATCACTTGGCGTGACAGCGGCTGCGAATGAACTTGTGACTGATGGCATCTGTGCTGCGGGTGTTACGCAGATCAATGCTAGCACGGACATATGCGCGATGGTTTGGCTGAATACAGGGCCAAACGACTTGCAGGTTTACGCCAAGAGCGCTGCTTCCGGCATAGGCGTTGGGTACATCTCCGTCACGTATGCGCAGGCGCTTAACTTCGTTGAATAAGGATTACGATCATGGGTGAATACAAAGGCAAAGATCACTTTCCTGAAGCTGAGTCCAAGGAAGAGTCATTCAAAAAGGGTGGCAAAGTGAAAAAGAAAGCTGGCGGTAAAGTTTCCAAAAAGGAAATGAAATGCGAAGGCGGCAAAGCCGCTGCGCGCGCGGATCGTCCTGCACGCAAGTCAGGCGGTGCTGTGTTCTCTGCGGCTGCTTCTGGTACGCCTCGCGGAAAACAGTCTCACTACTAATCGCTGCTCGATGACAGCGATGCTCGCATAGCGAGTGCGGGTGGGCTCCAATCCACCCGCGATCTTATCCACGGAGATATTTATGCAGCCGATACACATTTCCATCCCTGCGAATTCACCGGCTGGCACATCTTCGCAATGGGTACGCCTTGATCAATGGACAGTTGGAGACGTCAACGTCCAAATCATCGTCAACGGCACAGTAAATTACACCTTGCAGCAAACATTTGACGACCCGAACGACCCTGTTGCGCCAATAGACTCAGCAAATGTCGTTTGGTTCGATTCATCTGACGCAAATGTGGTGAATGCTTCGACAAACCAGCAAGCGCAGGTTTATCCGCCACCCGTTTTTGCACGAATTCTTCTCAATTCCGGTAACGGATCGCTCCGCGCGACGTTCGTACAGACCGGCAATGTCACTTACTGATCGAAAATAACCGCGTTTTTTGCAGATTTCTTGCAATTTGGAGCTCTAAATGTCCGACGAAGTCAAAAATGTAGCCGGTCCTCAACCGAATGCGACCGTTACGACCGTAAATGGCAAGCCTGGACCAACTGTCGTGTTAAACGGCGACGATATTGGCGCTCCAGGCAAGAATAATAGCACGCTCGGCACTGTTAAAGCCGGTACAAACATCACAATTGATGTTGACGGTACAATCAGCGCTACAGGAACGCTTGGTTCTGCCTGGGCAAATGTTACTGGCAAGCCTTTTGACACGATCGGCACCGGTTTGACCGTCACGGGCGGCGCATTGAATGTTACGGGCGGCGGCGGATCGGTTGATTGGTCTGCAATTACGAATAAACCAACGACATTCACGCCTACGCCTGCTAATGGCGCGACATTGGGTGGTGTAAAGCAAGGCACCAACATTACGATTGCTTCTGACGGCACAATTTCAGCGACAGGCTCGCTCGGTACCGATTGGAGCAACATCACCAACAAGCCATTTACGTCTATCGGTAGCGGCCTGACGGTTACTGGCGGCGTATTAAGCGCCAATGGCGGTGGTGGTTCAGTTGATTGGACAGCGATCACTAACAAGCCTTCAACATTCCCTGTTGCTATCGGTGGCGTAGATCAGCTTGGCGGGTTTAAGGTCGGCGCTGGTTTGAATGTTCAGCCCGATGGCACATTGTCAGCGCAAGCAACGGCACCAACATGGGCAGAGGTCACTGGCAAGCCTGCAACATTCCCTGTGGCTCCTGCAACGAAGTCTGCATTGGGTGGTGTTATTGCTGGAACGGGCGTTAATATCGACGGCTCTGGCGTTATCAGCGTAAGCAGCGCGGCTCCGACATGGAACGACATTACTGGCAAGCCTGCCACGTTCACGCCTCCGATTGCATCTGACAAACAGCTTGGCGGCGTTAAGGAAGGCGCTGGTATCAATATCGAGGCAGACGGCACGATTAACACTGTGCAGGCTGCGCCTTACTGGAATGAGGTTCTTGATAAGCCTGCGGTGTTCCCGGTTGCGATTGCAACGAATGACACGCTTGGCGGTGTGATTGCTGGTCCCGGTGTTTCGATCACTGAGGCTGGCGAAATTTCTGTTCGCACGACGCCTCCTGCTTGGGATGAGGTCACGGACAAGCCGGAATATTTCCCGCCTGTTATTGCGTCTTCATCTGTTGTTGGTGGCGTCAAGTCCGGCACGAATATCTCGATTGATCCAGATGGCACGATCAATGCGGCTGCGATTGATATTCCGATTGCCTCTCCATTTACGCTCGGCGCGATCAAGGTGGGCAATGGTCTGACAATCCAAGAAGATGGCACATTAGGCACAGAGTCTGCGGCGCCATATTGGACAGAAATTGTTGGCAAGCCTGATGTCTACCCGCCATCTATTGCGGCTGACGGTGTTGTCGGCGGCATTATGCCGGATGACAATTTCACGGTGTCGCCAAGCGGACTGATCTCCGGCAAGCCATTTACTGGCCGTCCATTTGCGGTCGTTCAGTATGATGACACTGGCAAGATCATTCCAAGCTATACGGCTGAAAACCGTAACGGCAATCTCGTTCTTGGCGGCGTTCAGCCAACGATGGATGAGAATGGCAAGCCAACTGGCGAAGAGGTAACATTCGGCGGTCAGGTTACGATCCTCGATAAGACCGGCAAGTATCGTCTCGGCATTTCTAACGATAGCCTTGACTATGACTTGGCCTTCACCAATGGCCCGAATATCAAAGCAGGCTTCCTGCCATTTGTTACTAATGTCGTTGGCGAAGTTGTTAGCGTTGCATTTGGTTCGCTTGTTGATGCAATTGGCTATGCAACGGGCAAGAAGCTTGGCGTTGTTCAAGTTGGCGGCAACATCGACGTAGATAGCAAGGGCGTCATCAGCGTTAAGACGGCTGACAAGTCAAACCTTGGTCTGATGATTGCGGGTGACAATCTTAACGTGAACAAGGGTGTTGTTACGCCTGCGATTGCGACAACGGAAAGCCTCGGCATTGTTCAAATCGGCAAGGGCTTAGAGGTTGACGCAAATGGCGTGATTAACACGACTGACGCAGTTGGCTTCTTAAACCGCAGGGTTTTTGAAAATAACACTTACGTTCAAAAGGAATATGATTGGACGCTGCCAGAGGGCGTCGAATATTTCCGAGTGACTGTTGTTGGCGGCGGCGGTGTTGGTGGCGGCTGGTCAAAAAATGCTAACGAAGGTTCCGGCGGCGCTGGCGGCGGCGGCGGTGCTTATGCCCGTTCAATGTTCTACGGCTACAAGTTTAAGGCTGGTGATGCGTTTAAGGTTGGCGTGGGTTGTTCCAATTACAACAATGCTGGCGATGGCACACAGAGTTATTTCCGTCTTACGAGTAAGGCGTCATCGTATCTTTACTGCGAGGGCGGCAAAGGCGGCGAAACTGGCTATGTCCAAGATGGCGCTAAGAAAGGCTTCACAAAACCGGGAGATGGCGGTCAACCAAAAACCGAGGGCTTTGACAGCACAGTAATGTTCAATCTTGACGCTATTTCCGGCGGCAATGGTTTGCCGGGACTGAGTGTTAATACGCCACAAGGCGCAAAAACTGTTGGTGGCGCTGGCGGTAGTTCTTTCTTAGGTTCGGCTGGCGGCACTTTTCCTTCCTCTGGTTATGGCACTGGCGCGGGTGGTGCTGGCGAAGCAAACAACTCAGGCGGCGGCGGCGGCTACGTTGGTCGTGGCGGCGTTGTGATTATCGAGTATTGATCACAACATGGCGACGAATGCGATAAACCCATCTGTTGCTGATTTAACGCTGTATGCTTTTCAGCTTGCTGGGTTGCGTCCATCGTCGCTCGTTCAAGAGCATGTTGAATCTGCGCGCATGGCAACGAATATGTTGCTGTCGCGCTGGTCAGCGCAAGGCATCAATCTCTGGCAGATACAGAAGAAGTCTATTGCGCTCGTTAAGGGCGATGGCATGTATCAATTGCCTGACGACATTGTTGGCTTACTCGATACATATGTCTCGCAGCCTGATGGCGGCGGTGCAACGATTGATCGCATTATCATGCCGATTAGCCGGACAGAGTATGCGAGCTATCCGAATAAGAAGCAGCAAGGCTTTCCGACGGTTTACTGGTTCAATCAATTGCTTGAGCCAAACCGCGACACGCGCGTGACCCAGGTTAAGGATACGCGTATCACGCAAACGCTCGATACACGCGTTACAGAGCCTCTGGATGGTCAGCTCTACATTTGGCCGACGCCGCAATACGACAATCTGACGCTGAATTATTACTACATGAAACAATTGCCGGCAGCTCAATTACAGGGCGCAGGCGGTCCGTTTATCCCGATGTATTTCTTGGAAGCATTTGCGCTTGGTGTTGCTGCACGCCTGGCGATGATCTGGGCTCCAGATAAGGCGGTTGCATTAAAGCAGGCGGCTGATGAAGCCTACAACATTGCCTCTGAGCAAAACATTGAAGACGGCAACACGTACATTACACCGCAATTAGCGGGGTACTACAGATGAGCCAGATAGCATGTGAGGCAATCAAACCGTGCAAAAACGGGCACACAGACCGGTACGCAAATGGTCGGTGCAGAGCGTGCGCAAATACGCGCGCCAGGGAATGGATGGAAAAGAACCCTGAAAGCCGGAAGAAAGCAGCTAACGCGTACTATGCGCGCAACAAAGAATCTTACGCGGCTGTGCGCGGTGAAAGGTGGATTGGCTGGTATTACAAGAATCACGAACAGAACAAGTTGTCGCGCAGGGTCAGGCAAGCAAACAGGAAGACAAAATCAGTTGGCACGTTTTCCGTAGACGATGTCGAAAAAATAAGATCCTTGCAGTTCGACAAATGTGCTTGCTGTGCAAAAGGCCTGCGCAAAAAAGGTCACATCGACCACATCATCCCTCTAAGCAAAGGGGGGCTAAATGTTGCGCGTAATCTTCAATTGCTGTGCGCTTTTTGCAACCTATCGAAGAAAGATAAAGATCCGATAGATTTCATGCAACAAACTGGAAGGTTGCTCTGATGGGTTATGCATCACGCCAGGGGAAGCATGTAAGTATAAGCGCATCTAACCCGCAGGCGCTGGCTATCTGCGATCGTTGCGGATTTCAGCACAACCACGCAAATCTCACGTTTCAGCATGATTATGCAGGCGCAGGTCTGATCAATAAGCGTCTCCTGGTATGTGCGACGTGTGAAGACAAGCCACAGCATCAATTGCGCACCATTGTCGTACCTGCGGATCCAGTGCCGATCAGAAACCCTCGCGTACCGAATTGGGATGCGATGAACAACGACTATCGCATCACCGAGGGTCAAACAGTCGTTGATCCGATTACAGGCATAAAAACACGCACAGGCGACACACGCGTCACTAATGACGGCGCTGATCGTGTCACGCAGCAAAACGGCAATGATCTTTATGCGCGCAAGTTTGTGAAGCGCGACCAAAAAACATCGAGCTGCTTGCGTGCATCAAATACTAAGCAAGGTGAGATAAAATGAGCGACGTCCAGATTACACAACTACCGCTAGTGACAGCGATCAACGGTGATGAGTCGATTGAAGCAGTTCAAGGCGGCACGTCTGTTCAGGTAAAGCTAAAACAGGTTGCGTCGCTTGGTTACGGACCAACGGGCCCTACAGGTCCAAAAGGGGATTCAATAACCGGGCCGACCGGAAGCTCAGGCCCACAAGGGCCAACTGGCGATCGCGGCGCTGCGATGAATTACAAAGGCGTTATCGATACTGAAAACGAATTGCCTGCGGAAGCATACGACGGTGATGCATACGTTACGCTGAACACGGGCGATCTTTGGGCGTTCAAAGGTATTGGTCCATTTCCTGCGGGACGTATTAAGCGCATTGGCGCTGTTCCTGTCGGTTGGACAAACCTCGGCAAGTCATCTGTCGGCATTACAGGCCCACAAGGTCCAACGGGTCCGAATTCTGGCTTTCTTTATCAAGGTGAAGTCGCAACCGTTAATGATCTGCCATTAACAGGTGAAAAGGTTGGCTGGGCATATGTTGTTCGCGCAAACTATCATCTGTATCTGTGGGACGGATCTCTGTGGAATGACAGCGGACCAGTAACATTTGGAACGACAGGGCCGACCGGCGCCCAAGGTCCAGCATCAACAATTCCTGGCCCACAAGGCCCGACAGGCGCAGCCGGCGAAACTGTAAACCTTCGCGGAACATTCCAGAATGCGTCGCCATCAAGCTTGCCGCAAAACGGTTTAATTCCTGCAAACTTTGATGGCCCAGGCAAGCCTTTAACGGACATACAATTCCTTATCGGCGATGGCTTGCTCTACACAGGTACAAGCGTACCGTCGAATACAGGTCACACGTTTGAATATGTCAGCGTAAGCAGCCTTAATCCTTCTGGGTGGGCTGATGTTGGCATCATCACCGGACCGCAGGGAATTCCTGGCGCCACCGGGCCTACTGGTCCACAAGGCGCTGCCTCGACCGTACCTGGACCGATGGGTCCAAAAGGCGACTCTGTCACCGGACCAACCGGCCCTAAAGGAGATCCGTCAAATGTTACCGGCCCAACTGGTCCTGAAGGGCCTGCCGGTAAAGGCATCAATTTCCAAGGTGTCGTTCCAACATACGCAAACCTTCCTGGCTCGCCAGACAAGGCTGATGGTTACATCACTGCCGACACAAATCATCTTTGGATCTTTGACGGTACGAAGTGGTACGATGATGGTCTTGTTGCTGTCGGCGTGACCGGACCTCGCGGCGCGACGGGCCCCACCGGTCCTCAGTCAATTGTCCCTGGACCGCCTGGACCCGATGGAAACGACGGACCGACCGGGCCTACCGGAAGCCAAGGAATTCAAGGGGATATCGGACCTACCGGCCCTACGGGAACAACCGGAATTCCAGGCCCAGCGATCGTTGGCATGATCGCGATGTTTGCTGGTCCGCAATATCTGCCGAGCGGATGGAAGGTCTGCGACGGCACGAATGGCACTGTCGATCTGCGTGATCGCTTCATCGTTTGCGCAGGGGGCAAATATTCGCTCGATCAGCGTGGCGGTTCAACAACGATCACTGTCGAAAACATGCCATCGCATAATCACGGTGGCGGCTCGGCTGGCCAAACAGGCGATCAAAGTAATGGCCATACGCATACGTTCGGCGAAGGCGGCATTCCATTTAGTGGAACGACAAGCGCAGACGGCGCTCACAGTCACGGTGTATCAGGCGGCGGTCACGATCACGGCGTGTTGGGTACAGGTCCAAACGCGAACGGCGGCGGCGGTGGCTGGCTGATTAACCCTGAAGCCATCAGAACCAGAACCGAAAACGTCAATGCCGGCATTGGCATTGAGGGCGTCGGTGATCACGCTCATACGTTTAGTGGGTCCGTTAGCGTCTCTGGTACGACAGGCGATATCAATCAGGGTCATACGCATTCTTACACTGCAATCATCAACTCAGAAGGCGGTGGACAGGATTACATGCCTCCATACGTCGCACTGATCTTTGCTCAATATTTAGGGTGATAAAATGACTGCTATTCCTAATCCACCAAATGCTCCTGCCGGTCACGTCGCTGAGTGGAACGGTACTGCATGGGAGATTGGTCCTATAAGAAAGAACATCGTTCCAACAAGGCCGATTATCCCAGAAGGATATTCAGCGCATTGGAACGAATTAGAGTGGGTTGTATCTCCACCACCACCGCCACCAGAGCCGCCAACGCCGAGCGAGATTACGACACGCACAATGCTCAAAGCATCGTACGCGCTGAATGAGCATGCGTTTTATTTCGCGCAGGGCGTTTGGGATAATATTGTGCCTGACAGTCAGTTTGCCTTGAAACAGTGGTCCCAAACAGTAACAAGTATCATGGCCAAAGCGCAGAAGATCTTGGTTGATGGTACGGACGAAGCTTATGCTGAAGAGCTCCCTCCAGCGCCATCAGTTAATCCTGCGTCGAAAGACGGTCATGGATTTACGGTTTACCTAAGTGAGCCGTCAAAATGAAAGAATGAGCGTGACCAAGATAGAGGACTATATCGTCAAATTAGATCGTTGCATGCCAGAGTCTTTATGCATCGAGCTCATCAATGAATATGGTCCCTCTAACTTATGGGAAGCGTCAAAGATCGAGGTTGGTAACGCGGAAAAGGGGGTCGATGTTTACGCCTCTGACGACGTCCGTAAATGCGATCGCATACCAATATCTGTGCCGGAGGTTTTGCAGGAAAGCGCAAAACGGAAAGAGCTTGATCAGCGTGTGATGACGATCGTATCAAGCGTATTTCAGACCTATTACGACAAGTTCAAATACGCAAAGTGCTCAAGGGATACAGGTTACGACTTGCTACGTTATGATGTGGGCGGAAAGTTCACGCAGCATGTTGATAGCACGGCTAGGACGCCACGGATTCTGACGATCGCGTTTACGCTGAATGATGAGTTTGAAGGTGGAGAGTTTGCTTTCTTTGATCGGAAGCTGAGTTATCGCCTTGGTGTCGGCGACTGCCTGGTTTTCCCATCGAGCTTTCAATACCCGCATGAAGTTCTGCCGATAACAAAAGGCCGACGTTATGCGCTGATAACATGGATGCAGTGATGACTGACAAGAAGCTGAAGATCTGCGTTTACGCCATATCAAAGAACGAGGAGCAGTTTGTTGAGCGATTTGTCACATCAGCAAAGGGAGCAGATGTTATCCTCATTGCGGACACGGGTTCTACGGATGGGACGGTTGCGCGCGCAAGAGAATGCGGTGCGACAGTGCAGATCATCTGTATTACACCTTGGCGCTTTGATCACGCTCGTAATGCTGCTTTGGCTCTTGTGCCCGGCGACATTGATATTTGCGTCTCCCTTGATCTTGACGAGGTGCTAGAGCCTGGATGGCGTGAAGAGATCGAGCGCGTCTGGGTCGATGGGACAACGCGCCTGCGCTATATGTATGATTGGGGTAAGGGGATTAAGTTCCTTTACGAGAAGATCCATGCGCGTCATGGCTATTACTGGCATCACCCCTGTCACGAATATCCCGTACCAGATGCACGGATCACGGAGGTCTGGGCAGAAACGCATCAGCTTCTTGTGGCGCATTTGCCGGACAATACGAAGAGTCGCGGTTACTACATGGATTTGCTGGAGCTCTCCGTCAAAGAGGATCCAGATTGCCCTAGAAACGCGTTCTACTACGCGCGTGAGCTGTCATTTAATTACCGCTGGCAAGAGTCAATCGACGCCTGCAATCGCTATCTTGCTTTGCCAAAAGCTGATTGGGCGAATGAGCGGTGCTTTGCGTACCGCGTGATGGGAAAATGTTACGAGCATCTGCGTATGACCTGGAAGGCAGAAGAGTCGTATCTGCGCGCTTGCGCAGAGGCTCCATGCACGCGTGAACCGTGGATTGCGCTTGCAGGACTGTATTATGCAAGCGGTCGCTGGGCTGAGTGCTACAGCGCTGCAACGAGAGCTCTGTCGATCGTAGAGCGCGATAAAGTCTACACAAGCGATCCAGAGTCCTGGGGGTCTAAGCCGCACGACTATGCTGCTCTATCTGCATGGTACATCGGCATGAAAGACGAGGCCTTAAAGCAAGGCCAGATCGCAATAGATCTATCGCCGGATGACGAGCGCCTAAAAGAGAATATGCGCTGGTATCTTGGCGAGATGGACGTATCTGAGGCTGCGGAATGATTGATCTCGCCGTCTTCTTTTCCGCTGTCCGTAAGACGTTATTTCCTAACGGTCTGACTAAGGGTCAGGTCGATGGGATGGAAAAGATAATTGCTTATTGGCAAGAGAATTGGCCGCGTATGCCGCTTGATGAAATGGCGTATGTGTTAGCGACCATCTACCATGAGACAGGCAAGGTTATGCGGCCTGTCAAAGAAGGTGGCGGCGAAAGATATTTACGAAGCAAAAAATATTTTCCACATATCGGTGTCGGCCTCATTCAGATAACGTGGGCGGCAAACTGGAAGCGATGGGGCATTAACTCGATTGATGATGGCCTGTCTTGGCCGATTGCTTTGCGCGCCACGTTTGAGGGCATGGTCACTGGCGCGTTTACTGGTAAGCGGCTGTCAGATTATATCGGTAAAGGCCGCAGGGATTATGTTAATGCGCGCCGTATCATTAACGGCACAGACCGCGCTCAATTAATTGCTGGCTATGCGGAGAAGTTCCGCGCTGCGCTGATTGCGGCTGAACGGCAGGAGCCTATTGCTCCGCCAATGCCGGACGTAGCAAGCGCCGAGTTCATAGCTATGTTGAAGCTTGCTTTACAGGATGATGCTGTTCGGGAGGAGATTATCGCAATTGTGTTCCCTGACGATGAACAGCAAGTCGCAGAGCTAGACCCCATGGATGAACTGCATGACGAGTATGGCGCGCAATCTGGGCTAGCTTTTGCTGACGCTGACTATGACAGGGATGAGAGGCTTGGATAAACCGCCTCCACCAAGACGTGAGCCTAGATACACCCAAGAAACCATTTATCGGGACAGCGGGACGGTAACGACTGTCGCTAACAGGGTGTTCGATGCCTACAAGGTGAACCCAACATTAATCGCTATGGTCCTCTTGCTTCTAATCATTTTGGGCGGCTTGGGTTATTATATGATGTATAACGACGCGAGAATCTACGCATACATTGCCGCGAGAGACTTGCAGCGCGCGGAGCTCTACGATCGCATGATCGAGATGGCGCTGAAGTGCCGTGACAAGCCTTTAGACAAGGAAGCTTTTCCGCAATTGGAATTCCCGCAAGGAATCACCAAGCCGGCCCCTACGCCCAATAAAAGGGACGGAAAGTAGCCTAGATGGTTACAAACGCGGTGACTTACGGTACAAGTTTTATCTATCTGTTCAACGTGTAACTGCGTATCTAACCACGTCGCTGAATGACAGCGGGATTAAACTATCAGGGATTCGTCAATCAGATATCGACATTGGCTGTCGTTTCATCTGGAGACGCCAATTTCCTTGCGATTTTGCCGCAAGCGATAACCTATGCCGAGAATCGCATATATCGCGAGCTGGACCTACTTTTCACGTCTGTCGCGAACACGTCTTTTGCCCTGACGGCTAATAATCGGCAGATCACGATTCCTGCCGGTACCTTTGTCGTTCCAGAACAGATCAACGTCATCGCGCCATCGTCAGCGACAGGGCCTGATAACGGCATACGCGTACCGTTACTGGCAGCGACGCGAGAATTTATCGACGCCACATGCGGTGATTCCAGATACGTCGGATTGCCAAAGTATTTTGCACCTGTAGGCGAGGCGAAGGGCAATCTGTCCTTCATCGTTGGTCCGTATCCAGACGCACCGTACAAGCTTGAGATCGTTGGCACGATCCGGCCGGACAGCCTTTCGACAACGAATCCGACCACGTTTATCAGTCAATTCCTGCCTGATCTTATGATCAATGCCGCAATGATCTACGTCAGCGGCTATCAGCGTAACTTTTCATCGAATGCCGCCAATGATCCGCAAATGCCGGTCAATTATGAGACGCTGTACCAGACAGCGATGAAAGCGGCGATGATGGAAGAGGCGCGCAAAAAGTTCGAGGCCGCTGCCTGGTCCGATAAGTCGATATATCCAGTATCAACACCGTCGCGGGGATAATAAATGTCCCACGCTACGCTCAAATTTGTTCCTGGCGTAAACAGAAACAGGACGCCTGCGCTCAACGAGACGCAGCTATCCGAGTCAAACCTGATCCGTTTTGTGCCTGACAATCAGGGATTGGGTCTTGTTCAAAAGCTTGGTGGGTGGAAAAAGTTCTTCACGGGCAGCTTAAGCACGATCACGCGTACGCTTTGGGCCTGGCAAGATACAAACGATGGGCAGCATCTTGCTTGCGGTGGTCAGACAAATTTCGTCAATGCTGACACGGCATACGCCAATGGCGCAGAAATTATCATCACTTACACGGCTCCTGAGAACTACTTTCAGACCGGTGCATATGTCACGTTGAATGGCTTTCAGCCAGAAGCGCTAAATGGTGTTCATCGTGTGCTTGTATCGACGCAGGGCTATTTAGCCGTTGATACGACCTATACAGGCGCATGCACGACGCTGGGCTCAGTCTTTATCGGCACGTCATTGTCGGTAATAACGAACGGTTCATTGGCCGATATTACGCCAGGCTATCAGTTCACCGAGCCTTATGTGCATATATCGACGACCGGCGGATCTCCTATCTGTATCATTGAAGACAAGGAAATTCAGGTAAAGACGGGCGACTCTGTCTACATCAAGACGCATATCAGCGTTGGCGGCATTGTTCTGTTTGGCGCATACGATGTCACGTATGTCGATGCGACGCATTACAGCATCGTTTCTGTGGACGTGCTAGGAAATCCAAAGCCTGCAACGGCGACCGTTGGCGGTGGCGGCGTTTTGCCTATCTTCGACTTCGCGATTGGCTCTCCCTATGTGACCGTGACATTGCCTAATCACGGCTATGCGGAAGGGGATACATTTCCAATTATCGTACCTGTATATGCCGGCACCGTTAGCCTTTACGGCAACTATATTGTCTCGCTGCTTGACGTTAATGATCCCGTCAACACGTTTACGATCACCGCGTCTAATGTTGCAACGACGTCAACCCTGGCATGCCGCCCATTAAGCTTATCCAGTGACGGTCAGAACGCATATTTTCATCTATCTGCACCCTATGGCGTCGATGTTGGCGACAAGATCCGCGTGCAGGATTCAGAGCCAAGCTTGGATGGAGAATATACAGTCACATCAGTTGGCGAGTTTTTCTTCACCGTAGCATCCACCAACAATTGGAATTTCGAGACTGATACTGGCTATTTCTACAAGTCCCAGGGCGGTGACGGTAAGAAGCTGGAGATTGCGTATAGCTCTCCCTATAACGCCAATGTCGGCGATACGATCTACCTGTCTTCGTTCGTACCGAATGCTTATAACGGCGAATGGAAGGTCACAGGCGCTGGATACTACAGCGTAGAGATAGACACGACCGTCACAGGCTCGATCACGTCTATTGGCGTGCTATTCGTTAAGGACACCGTTCTTAATCTCGGTCGCCCGATATATCAGTATTTCAACTCTGCTTATGTTGTCCCTGTTCAGGCCGGCTACGGTCTCGGTGGGTACGGTGTTGGCGGTTATGGTATTGGCGCAATTGTTCCGCCGACGCCAAAGATAGAGATCCCCGTTACAGCGACAAGCTGGTCATTGGATAACTGGGGCGAGATTCTCATCGCCTGTCCAGAAGGTGGACCTATCTTTCAGTGGTCTCCTATCGCTAACCAGGCGACAGCGGCTGTTATTTCACAAGGTCCGCTCGTTAATGACGGTTGCTTCGTCGCGATGCCTCAACGTCAGATCGTTGCCTGGGGGAGCTCCTTTACCGGTATTAAAGATCCGCTGCTTGTACGTTGGTGCGACGTTAATGATTATACGACCTGGTCAGCCACAGTAACAAATCAGGCTGGTAGCTATCGCATATCAAAAGGCTCAAAGATTGTCGGCGGCATCCAAGGTCCGCAACAAGCTCTGATCTGGACCGATATTGCATTGTGGTCGATGCAGTACATTGGTCTGCCGTACGTCTATAGTTTCACAGAAATTGGTACGGGCTGCGGTTTGATCTCGCGTAGAGCGGCCGGATCTCTTGGCGGCGCTGTTTACTGGATGTCACAATCTCAATTCTTCGTTCTTGGCAGTGAAGGCCCGACGCCTTTGCCATGCCCGATATGGGACGTGATTTTCCAAGACATGGATCTGGATAACGTCGATAAGATCCGCTTTGCTGCGAATTCCAATTTCAACGAGGTGATGTGGTACTACCCGACGACATTGTCGAGCGGTGAAAATAGTCGCTACGTCAAATATAACACTGTTCTGCAATGCTGGGATTACGGCGTTCTCGATCGTACCGCGTGGATCAATCAGTCAGTATTCGGTCCGCCAATTGGCGCAGGCGCAGATAAGTTCATTTACCAGCATGAGACCGCGCTCGATGCAGACGGCCAAAATATGCCGTCATTTTTCAAGACGGGTTATGCCCAGGTAGGCGAAGGCGAGTTCAAGATCTTCCTCGATCAGGTTTGGCCCGATTTCAAATGGGGATTTGACGAAGGTTCAACGGCTGCAAACCTGAATATCACGTTCTGGGTCACTGATTACCCTGGCGATACACCAAAGATATTTGGTCCGATGCCGTTCGATAAAACAACAGAATATCTCACGCCAAGATTTAGAGGCCGTCTTGTTGCAATTGAGATCAACGAGGTCGATGGCCCACAAAACACGCAAGCGTTCTGGCGTATCGGCGCATTGCGGTACCGCGCAATTCAAGATGGGAAGTTCTGATGGCGTCACAAGCTGATTTTCTCACATCGCAGAAGAATCTTGTCGTTGCGACAAGTCTCTTGAATCAATCGTGGAATGATTACCAGCGCAAAGGCTATGGCGACGTTTCGTCTTCATGCATTTCAGTGCCAACGGTTGTTTGTACTGGTTCTGGAAACCTTGTGTCTGTTTCTGTGGTCGATGCAGGGACAGATGCCGGATTCATTTATGACGCTGCCACAGTCGAAAATCTCAATCCAAGCGCGCGACTAAAGGCGATCCTTAATACGCAAGGGATCTACCAAGCTTCGTTTCGCTTCACGAACGGTCTTGTCGTTGCTCCTGGCAAAGATCAGGCCGTAACAGTGACCTATTCGAAAGACTGATGATGATTGTTAACTCTAACAAGGTCTGGGTTGGTCCCATACCAAGCAACGTGTGCGGAAGGACAGATCATCTGCCGATCAATGTGCCGGCTGGATCTTATGTCCTAACCGCTGATGTTGTTTCAGGTCTTGGAGAGGGGAATACGATTGCTGGGTTTGAGCTGCTTAACAAGTTTTTCGGAAAGCAGAAGAAAATAGGGGACGACGTAACAGAAGTTGTTGTCGCTGGGGGCGAGTACATCCTCGCACCTCAAACAATCGCTAATAGAATAGGCGGCGGTGATTTAGAGGCGGGTCACAATACGCTCGATGGCTTTGTCGTGAAGTATCGGGAGAAGACGATCCAGACTCTAAAGAAACTGCCTGGACCTAAACGGGATTAGTGGGGCAACCATGTCTGACGAATTCAAAGTGCGTGTAGCAACACCTGAAGATGTCCATCAACTCATGGAGATGGGCATAGCTGCAAATGATGAGATCGGAATTGCGAAAGCAAATCCTGAAAAGCTTTTGCTCGATATCTGGCCTGCGCTGCATCGGCAGTCTGGCATTATTGGCGTCATCGGAAAGCCGGGGCAGCGCATCGAGGGTGGTATCGTCCTGAAGATCACAAACCTCTGGTACAGCGACGAAGAATTTCTGGAAGAGCGCATTGTCTATGTGCGTCCTGAATATCGTCGTGGCGGCAGATCGCTTGGTATCAAGTCTCGCGCTGGAAAGCTGATCGAGTTTGCCAAGAAAGTATCTGATGAAATGCAAATGCCTCTTGCTGTCGGCATATCAACGGCAATTGGCTTTCGCGGAAAAGCTCGCATGTACGAGCATTTCTTTGGACCGCAAGCAGGCGCGTTTTTCTTGTACGGGCGACAGCATCACAAAGATGGTTTTGCCCCTGCAACCGAAGAAGCTCCCGCTTTAGCTGCGGCAGAATAAAGGGATTATCGCTATGGGTATGGGTGCAGGTGGCGGCGGTGGGGGCCAACAAGGCGCATCAATGACAAGCTTCAACGGTACGTCCACAGTGACGCCACCCGCTGAAGTTTTGGATATGTATCGCTCGATTAACCCTCTGGCGCAGAAGGCGGCTTCTACCCCGTGGGAGAACTATAGCAATACGCCTGATGGCTTTGTTGCGCAGATCAACGATACGCAGAATTCTGCTATCCAGGGGCTCGATAACAATATCTATACTGCGCAGCCCTACACGAACCAGGGCATGGGATCTCTTGGTAGCGCCTCGAATCTATATGGCGCATCGAGCGATCAAGCGACGGCGGCAGGAAATGGCGTTGTCGCAAATTATGGCGCAACAAATATTGCGAGCCCCTATTACAACAATGCAATGAATCTGACGGCTGATGCTGCGTCAGCTCCTGGCGGCTATGATGTTGCAAACCCCTATCTTCAAAGCGGTGCTGGGCTAATCGGTTATGGTGGCCAAGGCACAAACCAAGTCAGTGCGCAGGACATCAACCAATATCTGTCGCCGTACCAAAACGACGTCATCAACTCCACGATGGGATTGCTTAGTCAGCAAAACAATCAGGCGATGTCTGGCGCGTTGGGCAATGCGATCGAAAGTGGTGGATTTGGCGGCGATCGCGCCGGCATTGCGGCGGCTAACCTTGCACAGCAACAAGAGCTCGCAAATGCGAATGTGCTTGGCGGATTAGAAAATCAAAACTACAGCCAGGCGTTAAGCACGGCCGTTGGTCAGCGTGGACAGAACCAAGCAGATCTTCAGCGTGCTATTCAAGCAGGCCAAGGCCTTGGTCAGATCGGCTCTCAAGCCGGATCTCTTCAGCAATCTGATCTACAACGTCAACTGGCTGCCGGTCAGCAAGAAGCCGCAATCGGTACGCAGCAATATCAAAATTACACTGCGCAACAAGCCCAGCAACAGCAAGATCTGCAACGTCAATTGGCTGCTTCTCAGCAATTGGCGAACAATGCTTCTGGATTAACAAACCTTGGTAATTCACAAGCGCAGATGGGTATAAACCTTAACAATAGCATCAACCAGGGACTCGAGTCGCAACTCGGCGCAGGCACGCTGCAACAACAAACAGAGCAGGCCGGCAAAGACGCAATGTACAACCAATGGCTGCAAATGAAGGCATACCCCTTCATGACCACGCAATGGTTGGCGGATATCTATGGCGGTCTTGGTCCATTGTATGGCTCAACGACGACGCAAAGCGGTACGTCGATGTCAATGCCGCTTGGTTTCTCCGATCCGCGTTTGAAGGGCGGCGTTGGCGGGTTCTCACGCGGTGGTGATGCTGACAAGCCGGAGGTCATCGGTAAGACGTTCGATGACCAACCGATCTATCGCTATTCGATGATGGGTGGTGCGCCACAGCTCGGTCTGATGGCTGACGAGGTCGCTCAGAAACAACCAGAACACGTCTATAACGTCGATGGCTTGCTTGCGATGGATTATGCCGGCGCAACTGATGACGCTGCACGCATCGGTCATCACCTGGGCGCTAATCATCGTGAGCATTTTGCCGGCGGCGGTTTAGCAGGCGCTCTTGCTGCGCAGTCGCAGATGTATGCCAATAAGCATCCAGGCCAAGCAGGCCCTGGCGGCAATAGTTTCGTCCCGCAAGGAAAGGGCGGCGGACATGGCGCATTAACGCCAACGTCAATCAATGTTCCAAAAGCAGAGCTGACTCAGCCTAAAGTTCAACATCCACCGCCAGATATTGCTGGCTCCCTGGAAAAGATGAAGGGCCTCGCCGGATTAGGTGGCAAAGGCGGCGGATTAGGCAATCTGTTTGGCGGCAGCGGATCAGGCGGATTAGGCGGTGCATTTGATACGGCTGCAAGCACATCAACTCCTGCCGCAACAACGGCAGCCCAGGTCGCATCGACGCCTGCACCATCTGGCGAAGAGTTCCCGAAAGTAACGCCGGCAAGCACCGACAGCGCTCCGTTGCCGCCGGCACGTCCATCGGATCTCTCTTCTGTCGCTGATGCGACCGATAGCACGGATTACGGCACAGATGGAGCCGGCGGCGTCTCGCAAATGGCTGATGCAGATCTTGGCATGCTCGATTTTGCTGCACGCGGTGGTCGTATCGGTCGCTCAATCGGCGGCGTCATGCCATTTAACAACGAAAGTGGCAGCGTGCCATTTGCACCAAACGGCGGAAGCATGCCGTTTGAACAGGGAATGAAAAACAACATCGTTCCTGCCTCAGTGCTTAACGATCAACATCACCCACAAATGATGGTTTCTCAACCACCGGATATGATGAAGATGTCTGGTCAGGGTGGTGGCGGCAAAAAAGGCGGCGGCGAAGGCGGCAAGCAAGCCGAACAAATGATGAAGCAGGGCATGGACCAGATGAAAGGTCTCATGGAAAAAGGCACGAAAGGTGCTGAAGCTGCTCCAACAAAGATCACTGAACAAGCCACCAAGCCGGTACAAGATGCTGCCGATAAGACTCAGCTCGCCGACAGCGTCGAGCACGCAGCCGACGGTGTTCAAAACACGTCATCGCAAGCTGAAAACGGTCTTGGCAACATTGGCGAGCATGCAGCTAATGGCGCAGAGAATGACGCCTCGCAAGGTCTTGGCGAGGTTGGCAAAGATCTTGGCAACAATGCAAGCGAAGCAGCTAGTGGCCTGGAGAATAGCGCATCTGAAGGCCTGGGAGATCTCGGATCATCTCTTGGCGACGCAGGAGGCAGTCTCGGAGATGTGGCAGGCGATGCAAGCGCAGGCCTTGCTGATGCAGCCGGCGACGGCCTTATGGGCGCATCTGAAGATGCTGCGGCCGGTCTGGGTGATATGGCCGCTGAAGCTGGCGCTGATGCTGCCGCTGCGGGTGCAGAAGCTGCCGCTGGCGCTGCCGGTGGCGGCCTTGAAGGTCTTGGCGCACTTGCTGGTCTTCTCCTTCTTAAGAGAGGCGGTCGCGTTTCATCAGGTCGCAAAAAGCTCAGTACTGGCGGCCCTGATTCGGAAGCAACGTCCGATGTTTCAGAGGTTGTCGATACGCCTACGCCTGACGTGCCAGTAGAGCTCGTAGAGGTCGAAAAGAAAAAACCAGCGCCTGTTGAGCAAGCAGTGCAGGTTGCAGATGCAGCGACATCGAGAAGCGATGCGCCGGCAGACGATGGATTTAATCGTCATGTCGGTACGGTGTTGAAAGTTGAAGGCGGTTACACACCAGATGACGCCGGACACGGTCCGTCTAATCGCGGCATTAACGCCGCTGCGCATCCCGGCATGGACATCAAGAATATCTCTGAAGGTCAGGCGCGAGATATTTATCGCAGAGAATATTGGGACGGCGCTGGCATTGGTAATTTGCCGGAGCATATGCGCGGTCTTGCGTTTGACGCTTCTGTTAATCAGGGACCAGGTCGTGCGCGCGCATGGGCGCAACAAGCTGGCGATGATCCATACAAGCTCTACAAGCTTCGTCAGGAGCACTATCAGAGTCTGGTTGATCGCAATCCTGGCAAGTATGCGCAGTATGCGAATTCATGGAATGGCCGTCTAAACGCGCAAGCTCAACTCGCTGGCATTAAGGACATCAGCAATCTGCAAGTAAACGGTCATCCTGCGCGTAACACGGGTGGTGGTCCAGAATATCTTGACCGCTCGATGATGGCGTCTACTGACGGACATGAGCAACAAATTGGACCAGGCGCAGAAGAAAGCGGCGGTCTTGGTGCGCTCGATGTTATCCTGCCTTTAGCTGCCGCTGGTGCGCAGTATGCGGTGAATAGGCATTATCACGGCGCAGGCGCTGCCGCTGCATCTGCGCTCGCCTCTGGCCTGGGAACGCTTGGTGGCATGCGTACGGCAGGTCTCGAAGAAGAGCGCGCGCGCCAGAAAATGGAATTAGAGCAAAAGCGTTTTGATCGCGATATGAGCAACGATGAGCGTAGCTACGGTTACAAAGATCGTGAAAATCAGCGCCAGGACGAAGAGCTGAAAATCAAGCAGCGTGAATTCGAAGCGAAAGAAGCGCAGCGCAAAGCTCTTGAAGACGCCTACAAACAGAATCCGTCGTCATCTGAGCCAGAAGGCGGTTATGGCCCCAAAGGTGGAGTCGGCGGTGTTGGCGGTGTTGGCGGTACGGGCGGTGTAAATGCGCCACCTGTCGCGCCTCCATCTCCACCTGTACAGCCTACGCCTAACAACTCTATCCAGGTTGCTCCTGAAGAGCCTGTTAAGAGCACGCAACCGCCTGTCCAACGACCTCCTGTCCCGGTTGAGCCTACTGGCACGACGCCGCCAGAACAGAATCCGGTAAGCGATGCTACAGGCGTAGCTAGCAAGGTCAATGCGCCGACAGAGCCTCCTGTTGCACCTCCAGCTCCTGTCGAGCCTGCGCCAAAGCCTGCCGGTACGCCAGATCCTGCGAAGTTCTGGCCCGGTTCAGAAAATCACAGCAATCCGTATTTCTTCAGCGCCAAAGCTGATGAGGCTGGCAAAATGGCTGCCAAGCTTCGTCAGAGCCCATACACGGCCGACCAGGCTGCGAAGTGGGAAGAGGCGCAACGGTTCTATCTTGGAAAAGCAAGAGACGCTGCAACATCGCGCACCGTGATGATGAAAGACGGCACCGTGCAGATGAATCCCTGGGCGGTACAAACGGAAGGCCAAGCAGGCGCATCTATCAAGGCGGCAGAAATGCAAGCCGGCAAAGATGTCGAAAACCGCAACTCTTACGAAGAGATCGAGCCGATACCTGGCGGACCAAAGCAGCTCATTCGCAAAGACAAATTGCTAGAGCAGGTTGGCGTCGATCCTACCGTCATCAAGTCACAGCCTGCCTGGGTGCAAGAGACGCGTAACGCTCAAGCAAAAGAAGAAGTCCAGATTCCTAACCAGATGAAAGGTTTTCAGCTTTCACTGACGCGATTAAAGCGCATGCAGGAAATTCAGCAAAGCCTTCAGACCGGCAAGTTCGAGCCGCAAAAGGCAGAGATCTACGCTGCGCTCGACTCTCTCGGCATACCGATCGACAAGAAGCGTTTGCGTACCGCTGAAGAAGTACAGCAATTCCTCAAGAACGGTGTTGCGAACACGTTCGAGCAAGTCAAAGCAATGGGCGGTCGTCCGCTCGTCGCAGAGATCGAGGGCCTGGCAAGAGCAAATGCTAATGCTGCGCTGACGCCTGAAGCAAACCGTCAGATCATTGCGCGCTCAATCGGTCAGATCCAATACAACACCGACTATCTGAACGATTACGTCAATTGGCGTCGCGAGAATCCATACACGATCGACACAATGCGGTTCGATCAAGAATGGATGAAGACTCACGACATCCATGACTACGAAAACCGCGCAGCCGACGAAGCAACGGCTGTCGGTTCACATAATCCACCGGCTAAACCAACTGTTCTGCCTCCTGTCGATCAGCGTGTTGCAGGTAAAACGGCGCAAACAATTGGCGGCAAGACGTACCTCTGGAATGGGCAAGGTTGGGCAGCGCAATGACAGAAGTTCTAAGCGACGATCAGCTCCTTTCACTTGAGAAGCCGAAAGCAGATGTCTCTTTCGCGCCAGAGGAGTCTGCGCCGGCTCAAAAGTCAGAGATCTTGTCTGATGACCAGCTCATGGCGTTGCATGCACAGCATCGCCCAGAAGAAGCGCCTCAAGGAATACTGACGCGCACGGAAGACGATGGTTATGGCTCCGGTGCATTAAAAGGCGCAGCGACGGCAACGATACATGGCCTATCGTCTATCCCTGGTACGGCAGGCAACATTAGAGACTTTGGTCGCTATGGCGCTGATCGTGCAGTTGGCGCAATTACAGGCGCGACGCCAGAAGAGATCGAGAAGAAACGCATTAAAGGTTACGATGAAGACCTGGCTGATTGGATTGGCGAGAAAACAGGTTTTCGTCCGCGTATGCCAAACACGGAGACGTTTGCTGCGCCTATTGAAGAAAAGACTGGTCGATATGATCCAGATACTGTTGGCGGCAAGATTGCGCAGGGCGCATTAGAAGCCGGCATCGGCGCAATGGGTCCAGGTAGTGGCGTGCTTAAAGCAGGCGCAAAAGCTGGACCTGCTATTGCTGAAACGATCGCACCAAAAGCTGCGGCGCTGAATATGCTTGGCGGTGGCGCAGGCGCAGGCGTAACGGATATCACTGGCGATCCGCTGTACGGATTTGGCGCAAGCGTTTTATCGGGCGGCGCAGCGCATGCTGGCGAGGCTGGCTTTAACAAGTTTGGCAAACCAATAAAGGCGCAGTTCTCAAAAGGCGCACGCGACGCACAAGCCGCTGAACAGCTCTTAGGCTATGCGCATGATCCAGAGGCTCTGAAACAATCGCTTGTTTTCGGCGATGCGCAAGGTCCGGTAAAAGATCAGATCGTTCCTGGCTCGCCATTGACGCTCGGTCAGCGGTACGGCGACACCGGTATTTTACAAGCAGAGCGTTCGTTCAGAAGCGATCCTGAATTCGGATCTGAGATCAACAAGCGCGAGTCGCAACAAAACGAGGCGCGTCACCAGGCTCTTGCTGATGTGCCAAAAGATACGGCCGTCACGACTGATCTTCCCAATGCGGTACGCGATCGACATACAACGATCACGCAACGATATGAACAAGCAGAAGCAGCTCTATACGAGCGTGCGCAACGAGAAATGGCGGCGCTTGGCGAGCGTGCAGATCCGTCAGAGATCGGTCAGCGTCTGCGTGAGGATATCCAGAAGTCTCGCGACGCAGAGAAGAAAGATATCGACAAACTATACGACGAGGTGGATCCCAACGGCGACATGTCGTTGCTGACAAGCCCGGTGCAAAAAGCGCGTGATGCAATCCTGGCGGACAAGGGCGCGTTCACAGAGCATTCGCCAGAGCTGACGGGCGTTCTTAATCGCCTGGAGAATCTGCAAGACGTCCATACGTTCAAAGATGTCAGGGATTTAGACCGCCTTCTGTCGGAAAAAATGTCGGCAGAACGCAGGGCAAATGGTGAAACAACGAGCTGGCGTCACTTGGCGGCCTTGAAAGGCGCTACAAAAGAAGCCATAAATAAAGCTATCGAGAACCAGATCGCCTGGGAGAATGCGGCGGTCAAAGAGGGCAAATTACGGCCAGAGGACACCCTTGAAGGACGACTTGGACAATCTGACCCTAGAGCTGCCGCTGCCGGAGAGGCCGCTGCAAGTGCTGGAGAGGGTGATGAATCGGTACGACAGACCGCCGGAGGAGATCGCCCTGTTCCTCCAGCGTCTGGAAATTCGCGGCAAGAAGGAAGCGGACCTGGAAATGTTAATGGCGGTGCGGGATTATCGCAAAAAGTACCAACCGGTGGGCATAAGGTTTACTACCCAGGTGGAAATGTAGATGTTCAGCATCAGGTCGTCGATCTGAATGACCTGACAATCTCACACAATTCCGATTTCACTGAGAATCCAAAATTCCCGCAAGAGCTCCAGCCGCGTGATCGTTCTGGCAAGCCTGCGCAAGACCAGGTTCTGCACTACACCAACAATCTCAATCCTGATCAGCTCGGTATCAGCGCAGAAGCTAATACGGGCGCTCCTGTCGTTGGTCCTGATGGCGTTGTTGAAAGCGGCAATGGTCGCTCGATGGCCATCCGTAACAACTACGCCAAGGGGGATCCTCGCGGCTATCGCAAATGGCTTGAGTCGCAAGGCTACGACACGACGGGCATTAAAAACCCTGTATTGATTGCACGACGTACCAGCGAATTGACGCCATCGCAGCGCGAGTATTTCACGCAAAACGCTAACTCGAAAACCGGCCTAGCGATGAATGCGGTGGAGCAAGGCGCAGCCGACGCCAAGTTCCTGACGCCTGAAGTGCTTTCAAAGCTAGAAATGGGCGATGTTAATTCCGCTGCTAATGCTGCGTTTGTTAATGAGGTGATGAGCAAACTGCCGGTTAATGAGCGTGGCGATTTCGGCACAAGCGACGGCAAGTTATCGCAATCTGGCGTACAGCGTCTCAAGGCTGCAATTATGTCGCGTGCGTTTGGCTCTGACGACATTGTGCGTCGTGGCTTTGAAAGCACAGACAACAATATCCGCAATGTTACCGGCGCGCTGTCTGATATTGCTGGTCCCTGGGCGCAGATGCGTGCAGCGGCAGAAGCTGGACATATCGCGCCTAATCACGACGTGACGAAAGAACTGATCGACGCGGTGCATAAGATCATGCGTGCGCGCGACGAAGGTCGTCCTGTCAGTGAAGTGATCAAACAGAAGGACATGTTCGGCGGTGATACGCCAGAGCTCGTCGCAAAGCTTCTGTTTAACGGAGACCGTGTCGCTGGACGGCAGGCTATCGCGGAGCGGCTACAGCGGTATGCTGTTGAGGCGCTCAAGAATGAGTCTGGACCTGGTTTATTCGGCGACACGGTTACTCCCGACGATATCTTGAAAACAGTTGGCGGGAAGGGTGGCGAAGAGCCTGCCCCAGAAGCGCCAAAGGTCGAAGAGAAACAAACCGACACTGGTACGTTTGAGGCAGGCGCAAATGAGCCGCCTCCTGGCACGCGTCCTAACATGGAGCCTGGTCAAGCTGACAAGCTGAAGACGGCTAACAAGCGGTACGGTGAATATGCGCAGACGTACAAGAATGGCCAGGT